TTTTTCTAATTTCTTTAAGTCCTCTATGCTTAAATTATTTATTGCATCTATATTAATTGCTTTTCCAAATTCTGAACCAATTGATGCTGTAAATACATCTTTTTGTTTTTTATCTTTTTTCATATTACTTTCCTTTTCTTTTTATTAAGGCTATGCAACTCTACTTGTTTGTGTGTAATATTCCCAAATGTGACCATACACCATAGCCTTAATTATTTTACTTTCTGTATTTTTCTTTTAGATTGTTCCAATTTGCGTGTATATACTCATCTGTTAATGTAACTACGAACGGAAAAAATGAACCGTCGAAATACTTTATCCAATACGTTCTATCTTTATATACAAATTGACCTAAATCAGCATCTACTTGCGGAAATACACTATATTCCGATTGACTTATTAAGCCTCTTTTTTCCATTGCTCTTAAAGTTCTTCCGTCTTCTACTATTTTCCATTTATTAAAATTTCCCATTATCATATTACTTTCCTTTCCTTTTGCTTTTTGTTTCTAATATCTTTAGAAGTTCCTTTGTTTTGATTTTTTTATTTTCTTTTCTTATGGTATATATTTCTTTTAAGATGTTCTTCATATTGTTACAAAAAAAACCCGCACAAATTAATGTACGGGCTTTTAGTCCTCTCTTATTTAGTTACTTGTTATTGTTTCTTCGTTTTGCGTTGCGTCCTCAATACTGCTTGCTTTTTCTAAGGCTGACTGTAAGTCTTTAAAGATGTCTCTAGCATCACTAATATATTGCTCACCTTCCATACAATTGTCATCAGCATAACTTGCTTCATACTTTGCTTCATCAGCGTTACTTCTTGCGCTTTGTATAGCGTCTGTTGCACTCCTTAATGTTGTGCCTATCTCTATCATTTTTTCATTAAACCAAGTAATATCTATATTGGCTGGCTTACTGTCTAAATCAGTAATAACTTTTACTAAATTTATTCTTTCAGTTTCTAGTTGTTCGCACAACTCATCTATCATTTTACTGTCATCAATTAGACCTTGAACGCAATCTCTAATTATTTTATTTTCCATGATATTTTCCTTTATTTTTTTTCTTTGTTTTATGTTTATCATGTCCCGAAGAACAGTATAAATATAGTTGATATATAGTTAATAAACAATATAAATATATTTATGTAAATAAATAAAAATGTATTATATTATTATTGCGAACTAAAACAAAAAATAATATGGAGTTAAAAATGGATAAATTCAAATTTAAAACAACCCTAAAGAAAATAGAAAATATATGCCTTGATTATTCTTGGGGTAGTACTAAGAGAGAAAAAAAAGAAGTTACATATAATATAGAAGTTGATGTTATGAAGCAATACGGCTCTTTCGAAGTCTACGCTGATAGCGGAGAAATATATTACGCTGAGGGCGGTTTATGGTTTACAGGTGGTAAACTTACAGATTATGATGGGATATTTGATTTACCTAGTACAATAAAAGAACAGTTAAAAAAGTGGGGTTTTGACATCTCAGAAATGGAGATTTAAAAATGGATAAAAGAAAATTACAAGCAGTTATAAATCGCATTGAAGATGACATAAGCGCGTTAAAACATTTATTAAATAGTAAATATAAAAAACGTGAACAGTTAGACGTTGAAACTATGGAAGACCAGTACGGATACGAAGTTATAGATGTAGAAGTCTATCACATAGACCTAGAAATCGAAAGCATAAACGGTAATATTGACGCATATGAAGACGTATTAAAAAGGCTGAATATGTTGAAAGAGTCAATTGATAAATAATAGATAACTTATAAATAAAGAGCATAATAAAAAGGAGTATATAAAATGATAGGAACACATAGAACAACAATAACTAACATACCTATAAATAATGAACAGTCTAGACTAATAGTTACGTTTCATAATACCGCAGTTGTACAAGTAGTCAATGATAGATACGTAATTTTAAATAGTGGCGGTTGGGATACACCAACAACTAAACGCAGAATGAATCAAGCCTCAGAAGTATATAAATTAAATTACTTAGTATATCAAAAAGGCTGGGTTTGGTATGTGCAAACACCTAAACAAGTAAGCGAATTTAAAGATAATATTATTGTAGATAAGATAACAGGTGATATACTATATAGACTTCCATAGTTCGCACTATACTAAACCCGCAATAACCCGCACAAAAAAAAGCCCCGACTGTAATGGTTGGGGCTTCTACTTTTATATAATAATTATTTTTACCTATCAATATTATAATGTTGCTACAAAAAAACCAAATTTTCAACCTATAGTCGAGGGTACCACAGGCACATACAGGGGGGGTACTAGCCACAAGAAACACCCACACACATTCTAATATTATTTTTAAAACTTCCCCTTTTTTTTACTAATTATAGCTGTTTTGGTGAGTTTTGGGTAGAGACTATCTAATCCCCCTATTATAAATAAAGAGATTAGTCTCAATTCCCATATAGCTGTTTCGGAGCCTGTTTCTTATGGTAGGGTAATCTTTTCTGTTACTAGCTCAATTACCTTCGACTTGCTTCTGACTGTGTAACTAATCCCCTTCTAGTAGTCAATTGTTGTGCGCTATACGCTAGAAGTGTCTAACCAACCCATATAGCATCGCAATATTACAAAATAATAATTATTCTATGCAATCATTATTAATACGATGTATATTATTTTATGGAATTAAAAAACATAAAAGGCGTAGAACACAGACTTTATGATAGTTATGATGAGTTCAAGGCCTTTCAAGGCGCATTAACTCCTAAAGATAACTGGCGTGAAGCCAATGAAGGTGACTGGGTTTACACAGATGACCATTATGTAGTGCAAATACTTAAAGTATACTACATTACAGTGCCAAACTCTAAAGAAAAACGCAAATGTGTGCGCACTATATGTGGTAGTTTTGTCTGTAAGCAAAAAAATGCTAAAATATTAGGCGAAAATGGTATTGCAGAAAATATTTACACGTTTTCTGGCAATTATGAGTCAATAAATAAAATACGTTCTACTAAATTGTCATCTAAAAAGCTATTATTTGCTAAATATGTAGCGGCAGGCATAGATATGGAAGAAGCATACAGACGTGTCTACCCAAAAGCAAACGATACACAGTATATCCGCAATGCGGCTAACAAATTACTACAACAAAAAAAGGTAATGCAAATGGTAAAAGAAGAAATATCCTTAATCTTAAAAGAAGAAGGTGTAACGCCAGAGTATATTATACAAAAGTATAAAGATATAGCAGATGTTTCTGAAAGAGACCAAGACAGACTTAGAAGTCTAGACGCTTTAGCTAAGATGTCTGGTTTATTTGAAACTGAAAAGAAACGTGAAGAGTTAACTGTATGGGCTGGTTTTAGTCCTGAACAACTGGAGGCTATTAAAGGTGGCGAAACCAAAGTACTTGCACATAAAGAAAAAGAGTGAAATATCTAACAAGATAGACCCTTGCCCTGTATGTGAAAAAAATTTATATTATGATGAAAACGCTAGCAAAAGAATAGGCGTTATTGAAGAAAATGGTGAGATAGAGTCTTGGAAATGTCCAGCTTGTAAATCAGAGTTTGATTTGGAAGATAATATTTTGTATATTTATGGCAGCGAAACAGAAGGTGGACAAGCATGAAAACTAGAGATGCAAGACTAAGACGAGCTGGAGTCAGTGGTTATAACAAACCTAAACGTACTCCTAATCATCCTAAAAAATCTCACATTGTTGTTGCTAAAGAAGGTAACAAGGTTAAAACTATAAGATTTGGTCAGCAAGGTGTAAGAACCGCTGGTAAACCTAAGAAGGGCGAGTCTCAAAGACAAAAAAATAGAAGAAAATCTTTTAAAGCTAGACACGCTAAAAACATTGCTAAGGGCAAAATGTCTGCAGCATATTGGGCTAACAAAGAAAAATGGTAAGGAGTTTACATGGCTAGAGGTAAAAAAAGTACAGTAAATAAAGCAGGTAACTACACTAAGCCTACAATGCGTAAAAACTTGTTTAATAAAATAAAAGCAGGTAGTAAAGGCGGTCCACGTGGTGTATGGAGTGCGCGTAAAGCACAAATGCTTGCACGTGAATATAAGAAAAAAGGCGGAGGATATAAGTAATGCCAGGATATTCTAAAAAACAAATGAAGATTGCACAAGCTGCAGAACCAAGAAATAAAATTACTGGTGATGATTTTAAGGCTCTAAAAGCTAATGACGCTCGTAAGCGTATGAAAAATATGAAAGCATAATGGCTTTAAAAAAATCACAAAAATCTTTAAAAAATTGGACAGACCAAGAGTGGGACTACATTAATGCTTCTGATAGACGTAAACCTAAAAAAGATAGAGGTAGGTATTTACCTAAATCTGTTAGACAAGGTTTGACTGCTTCACAAAAAGCTAGTGAAAATAGAAAAAAACGTAAAGCAACTCGTTCTGGTAAAGTAAAAGCTAAATATGGTAAAGCAGTTAGAAGTAAAATGAGAGGTATGTAGTGATAGTTAAAAAAATTGATATAGGTTCTTTAATTACTATGGGCGTAGTTATAATTGGTGCAGCAATATCTTATGGAACAAATTTTAATAAAATAAGTAATTTAGAGCAAGAACAACAACATGTTGTTAAAAAAGTACAAAACAATGTAGATAGCATTGTTAATTTAAAAGTAAGCGTTGCAAAAATAGAAACGCAACTAGATAACAGGTTTGATAGACTAGAAGAAATATTAATGGAGCTAGAATGAAAATAAAAGGCGTTGATGTCTCAGGATTAAATTTAAAACAAAAAAATGCTATGGAAAGACATTCTGTTCATCATACAGGTAATCATTTAAAGTCTATGGTTGATGCTATGAAAAAAGGAGCAACTTTTAGCCAGTCTCATAAAATGGCTATGAAAAAGGTTGGCAAGTAATTGGTTTTAACTAAAATGGTTATAAATGCTGTTGCTAGCAAATTGACAAAACATTTTAGATTAGATAAAATAATGTCTTACGTTTTTGATGACAATGAATTAGATAAAAAAACAAGAGAGCTTGAAGGTAGAGTTGAATTATTAGAGACTATGCTGAAGATGTCTAAAAACTTTATATGTGAATGTGGTAAGGAGAAATAATGCCAAAATTTGGGAGCAGGTCAAGAAAGAACCTGGCAACATGCGATGAAGATTTACAAGATTTATTTAACGAAGTTATCAAACACGTTGATTGTTCAGTTATTGAAGGACACAGAAGTAAAGAAAGGCAGAACAAGTTATATGAAGAAGGGAAGACTAAGGTCAGATACCCAGATGGTCGTCATAATTCTAATCCTAGCAGGGCTGTCGATGTGGTCCCTTACCCTATTGATTGGAATGATAGGGAGCGTTTCCACTTATTTGCTGGATTTGTCTTGGGCGTTGCTCAGTCTATGGAAATAAATATTCGCTGGGGAGGCGATTGGAATAAAAACTTTGAGGTAGATGATAACAATTTTGATGATTTTCCTCATTTTGAACTTATGAAAGATTTTTAATATGAAACAAAAACAGGCAGGATATAATTACGAAAAGTTTAAGTCTCAACCTTATCGTGAACGTAATCTTTTAGAAGCTATATATAACTATGGTGCATACGGTGTATCTCCTAGTGAACTAAAAGGCGCACATTCAGAAATAGATAAATTAATAGAAAATGCAGACCCTAAAGCTAAAATAGCAGAAGTTGCAACTATATCTATGGGTAGAGACTTAGAAAGATTATTTAGAGTTTTAAACCCAGATAGTACAGTAAAGATGATTTCTGTTCTTGGTGATAGGTTTCTTGATGACGAGCAATTTGGTAGTTTAGATGCTGGTCTTCGTGCTAGAGCTATTAAATCAATGAATGAAAGGCCAGAATACAAAGGGATGGACAAAAATTTAGCTGCATTTTTATTAGCAGCAGCAAGAAATAATCCTTATCAACCTTAATGGCTAATTTAAATCTTAACGGTAATGTAAGTAAAAATGAAGAAGCTCTTCATTTAGCTTACAATGATTTAATTACATTTGGAAAACTTTTTAGCCCGCAAGACTTTTTAGCATCAGCAACACCACATTTCCATAGAGAAGTTGGTAAATTATTCTTAAATCCACAAAAACAACAGTTAGCACTAGTATTACCTAGAGACCATGCAAAATCTACTATGGCCGCTACTGCTATTATGCATAAATTTTTATTTGCAAGTAAAGATGAGCCACAGTTTATAGCATGGGTAGGTGAAGCTCAAGACCAGGCTGTAGATAATATATCTTGGATTCAAAACCATATATATAGTAATCCAGCTATACATTATTACTTTGGAGACCTTGAAGGCGATAAGTGGACCAAAACAGAGTTTACACTTAAAAATGGTTGTAGAATGATTGGTAAGGGTGCTTCGCAAAGATTACGTGGTAAAAAACAAAACTCTACAAGATATACTGGAATTGTATTAGATGACTTTGAATCAGAGTTAAATACTAAAACTCCTGACTCTAGACGTCAAATTAAAGAGTGGGTTACAGCTGCGGTATATCCAGCTATTGATTTTGATAAAAAAGGATTTTTATGGTGTAATGGAACTATTGTTCATTATGATAGTTTTTTAAATGGGCTTGTTACTAAACATCAAGAGTGTCAAAAAACAGGTGAAGAGTTTGCATGGGAAGTGTTTACTAGAAAAGCTATAGAGGATGGTAGTCCTATATGGCCTTCTAGGTGGCCTATTAAAAAATTAGAAGAACGTAAACAGTTTTATATAGACTCAGGCACACCTGCAAAGTTTTACCAAGAGTATATGAATCAGGCAAAATCGCCTGAAGACCAAATATTTAGCGAGGAAGATATAAATAATGCACAGTATAAAGGTTATGCTAGATACGACCAAGAGTATGATTCTTGGTATATTAAGATGGATGACGGGAGAAAAGAGTACGTTAATATATACATTGGTGTTGACCCTGCCTCAACAGTTGGTGTTAGGAACGACTATAGTGTTATTATGGTTATTGGCGTTACTGATAGCTATGATTACTATGTTATTGAATATTGGCGGGAACGAGTTTTACCTATGGACTGTGCAGACAAGATATTTGAAATCGCAAAACGATACCAGCCGATACGAAGAATAAACATAGAAACAATTGCATACCAGGAAATGTTAAGAGATTATGTTATGAAACGTAGTAAAAGTGAAGGAATGTTTTTACCAGGCATAGAAAAGGGTATTAAAAATTACAATCAAAAGAAAAAGGACAGATTATTTGAAGGGCTTCAACCAATGTTTAAAGCAGGCGCTGTACACATTAAAAAAGAAATGCATGAGTTTATAGGTGAATTACTTGATTTTCCAAAAGGAAGTCATGATGATACTATTGACGCATTTTGGCTTGCTACACAGTTTGCTAAAGGTCAACCTAAACGTAAAAAGAAAAATAAAAATAATTCTGGCGTTTGGACAAAACCACGTAAAGCATATAATTGGTTGACTGGAGCTAGGAAATAATACTATATTATACACTATGATACAAGAAGATTTAAGAGTAAAAGAAATAAATGAGTTGTTTGATAGATGGAAAGACGCCAGAAAAGACTGGGACGTAGCCGCTAGAGAAGATATTGACTTTTATTTAGGTAATCATTTTTCACAATCAGAGCTTGATGAGTTAGATTCACGTAATCAATCGTCTATGCCCATGGATAGACTGTATGCTGCTATTGAACAGTTCAAGGCAATTGTTACATCTAAGCAGCCTAAGTTTAGCGCAGTAGGTAGGGAAGACTCTGATAACAAATTAGCAAACGTATGGAAGACTATACTAGAATATGTATGGGATAAATCAGATGGTAACGAAGTATTCAAACAAGTTGTTCATGATTACGCTGTTACTGGTCTTGGTTATTTTTATGCATATCTAGATAGAGATGCTGATTTTGGTAGAGGTGAAGTTAAATTTACTTATGTAGACCCATTTAGAGTTTATGTAGACCCTAATTCTAGACATAAGTATTTTGATGATGCTTCAGGTATTATAGTGTCAACTATATTAACAAGACAGCAGTTAATAGATTTATATCCACAAATGAGTCAAACTATAAGTGAAGACTCAGAAAAATTATTAATAGATGAGATAGAAACATTTAACAAGGAGGAGGACTATCCTGATGCAACTAATAGAACGACTATGGAAAGCTTTACGCCAGACAATTCAAAAGATAAAGACTATCATATTGAAAAGTATAGATTACTTGAACATTACAAAAAGGTAAGAGTACCTTATTATAGAGTTGTTGATGCCAGAACTGGCGATGAAAGAATAATGACTCAAGAACAGTTCGCTGCAATGGCAGAAGATAGAGATTTTGCTGCAGCTATAGAATCTGGACTTATTGATTTTGTTGAAGTAACACAAACAAGAATTAAATTAACATGTACTGTTGGTCAAATAGTATTGTATGAAATGATATGTGATACAGATATATATCCTGTTATACCAGTACCAAACATATGGACCAACACACCATACCCAATGAGTGACGTTAGAAAAAATAAAGCATTTCAAAGGTTCCTCAACAAGACGGTTTCCCTCATTACATCACACGCGCAGGCTTCAGCAGGTTTGAAGCTTTTAGTTCCCCAAGGTAGTGTTAGCGATATTGAAGAACTAGAGCGAGATTGGGCGAATCCTAATGCTACTATCGAATACGACCCATCTTTTGGGGAGCCTCACTTTCCTTCACCACAACCATTATCAGGCAGTATATTAACACTACCTAAAATGATTGAAGGTTATATTGATTTAAACATTGGTATATTTGAAATGATGCAAGGCAGTACAGATGCGGCACCTAGAACATACTCAGCTACTATGATGATGGAAAATGTTGGGCAAAGACGTTCAAAGTCTAAACTGAGAGATATTGAAGGGTCAATGAAAAGATTAGGTCAAGTTGTATATAATATGGCTAGACAACATTATAGATTTAAGAAAACATTTAGAATAGTACAACCTAATAATGATATAAGTGAGTTTACAGTAAATGCTCGTTTATATGATGATAAAACTAATGAGTTGATGTCAATTGAAAATGATATTACAGTAGGTCAATTTGATGTGCGTATACTTGGTGGTTCCACACTACCATCTAATAAGTATGGTGAGTTCCAATTATATATGGAAGCTTATCAAGCAGGCTTAATAGATAGAGTAGAAGCGCTTAAAAAGACTGAAATCTTTGACAAAGAAGGAGTATTGCAAAGAACTGACGAAGTTAGTAAATTACAGGGTATGCTTGCACAGGCGCAAGAACAACTTAAAAAGCTTGGTGGAGACTTACAAACCGCTCAACGTGAAACTGTATCTTCTAGACAAAGAACAGAAGTTGAGAAGTTTAAAACAAGACTTAAAGAGCAAGAGCTTGAATATAGCTCTAAAAACAAACTAGCTGCTAATAAGCTAGGTAATGCGGTTAAACTCGAGTCAGAGAAATTACGTTTACGTAGTGAATCTCAAAAAGCACAAGAGAAATCGCAGGAAGGATAACTAATGAGTGACGCATATGAAAACGGACATCAAGAAGGTGAAACCGTTGATAATGTAGGGCAAGACGAAAGTGTTAATACGCAAGAGACTTCTGGAAACTGGGAAGAACAAGCAAAGTACTTCCAAAGTGAAAAGGACAAACTCGCAGCGGAAAACTCTCAACTAAAAAAATACGAAAAAATAGGAAAACTATTGGAATCTCGTCCAGATATAACCCAGACCATAACTGGTATGGTACAAGGACAAGGTCAACCAACAGAACCTGAACGTATAACTTTAGATAAAGATGAATTTGACCCATGGGAAGCCTATAATGACCCGCAGTCTAAATCGTACAAGTTCAGACAACAAGAACTACAGGACTCTATAAATGGAGCTGTTAACCAACAAATGCAGGGACTTCAAAAAAGTCAAGGCGAAATGCAGTTAAAGACCGAACTACAACAAAGAGGGTTAAACCCAGAAGAAGTAGACTCTTTTATGAATTTTGCAGCACAAAATCCTGCTGAGTATGGTGTTGATGGTGCTATTAAAATGTGGAGAGCTGTTATGGAGTCTGGAGACAATCAGCAAGTAGAAAGACCACTTGATAGTATTCGTCAAACGCAGGGTACACCTGCACAAGGTGGAGTATTACAAGGTCAAGCACCTCAAACTCCTAAAAGTGACGAAGACTCTATGTGGGATAGAGTACAAAAAGCTGGTAGTCGTACGAATGTATTGTAAATAATATAAAACGGTAAAGGAGATAACATGCCGACATTTAATCAAGGGCAAGTTAATTTTGGAACTCCAGGGAGCAATACTACAGACAGTGCTAATTTAAGTACAAGAAGACTGTATGACTTTAGCGATAGAATCGCAGATTTAGCCCCAGACGAGTCACCATTTTTTGTATACTTGTCAAAAGTAGGAAAAGTACCTACAACTGATTCTCAGTTTAGGTTTTTAGAAGATAGAACAAAAGTTCACATGACAGACCGTAGTTTTTTAATTAAAGGCGCTCAAACATTAGCTGCTGCAGGTGGTAACACAACTTTATTAGTTGATACATCAGGAGCTGCTAGTGTAGACTTTTTAATTAAAGGTATGGTTATACAGTTTGCACAAAATGTAAACAAAGGTGGTGGTGCAGATACAGAAGCTATTACTCAAGCTATGGGTAGAATTGAATCTGTTTCTCATAACGCATCTGATACTTCAATTGTTGTAAAAACAGTTGAAGCTTCTAGTGGCAGTACAACAACATTAGACGATAATGGTGAAGCTGTTATTATTGGTACATCATATGAGCAAGGTTCTGGCGCACCAGACGTATTTTCACAAAAGTTAGATGATGGATTTGGTTATACTCAAATCTTTAAAACAGCTTGTGAAATGTCTAACACAGCTAGAGCTACTGTATACAGAGGGTATGCTGATGAATGGGATAGAATATGGAATCTTAAATTAAGAGAACATAAAATCGACATTGAAAGAGCAATGCTTTTTGGTATGAAAGGTAGCAGAAGTGGTATTCAGTATACTGATGGTATAGTTGGTCACATTATTAAAAATGGTGGAACTCCAGAAGATGGCGCTATTGGTGCTTATGCTGAGTCTACACCATACTTAGCTACTTATGCTGCATCTGAATTAACATTCGATGGCTTATTAACAGCGTTTGAAACAATGTATGACCCTGCTAGAGGTGGTTCTGATAAAAAGCTTTGCTTAGTATCAAGACCAGTTATGTCTCACTTTAATAAGTTAAACGGTGGATTTATTTCTGCTTCTTTAACTGATGGAGACACAAGATATAACTTCCCATCTAGTAAAGGTGCATTTGGACACACAGTGTTATCAGTTGATACTGTACATGGTTCAGCATCTATGGTAGCAGAGCCACTATTTAGAAACAATGCTTCTGGACATATGGCTTTTGTTGATTTAGACCAAGTAGCTTACAGACCATTAGTTGGTAACGGTTTAAATAGAGATACATCAATCACAACTAACGTGCAACAAGCAGACGAAGATTTACGTAAAGATATGATTCTTACAGAAGCAGGTCTTGAAGTAACTCTACCAGAAACTCATGCACTTATTAATTTGGAGGGTGTGTAAGATGAGAAGTGATTTTTTAAATAATAATAGTAGTGCTAGCCAAGCTGGACTTAATGCTAAATTTGAAGTTATTTCATCTGCTAGAACATTAGATGCTATGGACTCTGGAAAAGTGTTTGGAGTAGACCAAGATAGTGCATATGAAATTACTCTTCCTTTAGTTAGTACAGTAGGACCAGGATGGAATGTTAAATTTATTTTAACTACTGTTGGTGCTAATGCAGTAACTATAGCTAATAATACAGCTGAAGATACTATAGTTGGATATACTTCTGGTGGTGATGGTGGAACAGGTTCTTCAACAGACTCAACAGCAGTTGATGAAATAGTATTTATTAGTGGAGCGCAACTTGGAGATTGTGTTGAAATCTTTTGCGATGGTACAAATTACCTAACAAGAGCTACAGCGCATGATGTTGCTCATATTACTATATCATAAACCGAATAAATAAGGTTTAATAGTTTTGTAGAACTATGGGGCATGTCATATAAAAGGCTTGCCCCGAATCTACTAAGAATTTTTTATAACAAGTACGTTCATGCTCATGCCAGAGCTTAAAGTACACTCAAAAGGAGAATAAAATGGCAACATCAAGTTTACATAAACTTTCAGTCGTAGAAGCACAAAATGCTGCTTTAGGTCAGGCTGGAGCTAAATTCATATCAGACAATTCTGTACACTCAGGAAACTTTGTGGCAATACAATGTATAGAAGATACTGTGTTTAATGTCTTAACACCTACAGATACTACAAATGGTTATGGTGTAGGTTCATATAATGGTAACACAATGGCTTCAGAAACTATACCAGCAGGAATGACTATTTATGGTCGTTGGACTAGTATAGATTTAACTTCTGGTGCAGTAATAGCTTATATAGGTTAATATGCCTTTAGGATTAGGTAGTAACTTATCAAAAACAGGTATAATAACACCTGGTATAGTAACAGATAACCTCGTGCTAAAGCATAAGTATGATGCAGGCAGTGTAATACCTTGTAGTGATGGTGCTGCATTTTTTGATGGAGTAAATGACTATATAGAATGTAGAACTACAAACTTAAATCCAAATTCTATTACAGTTGCCGCATGGGTTCGACTTCCTGGAGAGGCTCCAACTGATAGTTATCCTAGAATAGTAGTAGGAGATGGTGATGAAAAGTCTTGGCATTTAAGATACGACAAATCAGGTGGTCAATTTGTTGGAAGATTTTCTGTTAATGGCTCGGATGTAGAACTTTGCCAGACAGATTCAACATATACAGATTATAGTAAATGGTATCACGTTGCTGTTAATTATAACTCTTCAAATGGAGAATGTAAAATATATGTAGACGGTGTTCATGATGGCACTGATAGTGGTGGTATTACAGGAAATTTACATGTACCAAGCACACTTGGTGTTAGAATTGGACAGGAAACTAATTCAACTAACAACAATTGGGATGGATATATATGTAATGTTGGTATATGGTCATCAGTATTAACACAACCACAAATTAAATCTATAATGAACAAGAATTATGCTGGATTAACATCTAGCGAAAAAACAAACTTAATATCATGGTGGAATTTAGATGTTGAAACAAATACATTTGGAGAAAGCGGTACAGGCGGTGTAAAAGACTATCATGGTTCAAATCATGGGACACTTTCACAATGACAGCTACAATACAACAAATATTAAAACCAACAAGAGCTAGAGGATTAGATACTTCTGGTTCACTTCAGGCAGTATCTCAAAATATGATAAGTAATGGAGATTTTGCTTCTGGGGATTTAACAAGTTGGGATGCTGTTTCAGTGGGAGCAGGAGAGACTGCTCCAGCCTACGATTCAAATGATGGGGTTTCTTCTTCAGGGTGCTGTATTATAGATGTAGAAGATGGTGGATATATAGGTATATCCCAAAATTTGACTTATGAGGCTGGTTCTACATATAAGGTAACCTTGTCTGCAAAAGCAGCAAGTGGTGATAGTGGTAAAAAAATAAGAGTTCAGGATATGAGTTCTGGGTCTGAAAGCGCTCTAAAGTTACATTCAGTAAATAACTACATATATACCTTATCTGAAAGTCATCAAACATTTACAACGACATGGACCCCTACTGCTGATTCAACGGGTTTATATATTGTAAGGGATACAGGTAGTGGTGATTGGGAATTTTTTGTAGACAACATAGAAGTAATAAAACTAGAATCCTTTGGTAACAACAATCACGCACAAATATATTCAGGTAGAGGATTATACTTTGATGGTGTTACTGATTATTTAACCGTAAATGGAGGAGATAATGTAACTTTTGTAGATTGGTCTGAACAGACAACTCAAGCTGACAAAGCATGGACTATTGCTTTTTGGGTTAAATTAAATGCGAACGAAAGTTCTTTTAAAAGAATTACAGGTAATGCAAGTTCTATTGCAAGTTATATAGCTATAACAAGTCAAGAAAAACTAGGGGTGTATAGCCTTGATGATGCAGATTGGCAAATATGGGACCCAGTTTTAACCTTAAACACATGGTATAGAGTAGTCGTAGTATTTGATGGAAGCACTAAATTAACTGCATATTTAAATGGGGTATCTGTAGGTGATAAAACTATAACAGAACCAACAGGTAATAATGGAGATTTGCTATTAGATAGAATTGGCGATGATAATGGAGATGACCATTTTAATGGATGGTTATCTGATTTTCAAGCATGGCAAGGAGCATGGACTGCTGATGATGCGTCTTATGATTATCTTAATCCAGAACAATTAGTATTAAACAGAGGCGGCTTATCATTAACTAACTCTAATCTTAAACTATGGTATCCAATGAATGATGGGCATAGAGGTAATCAGTCTTATGTACTTGATGCTTCTAATACAGGGCTTGGCGATGACTTAGTAAATTGGAGTTCAACTTTTAATGCTAGTGGAACATCAACTGATGATTTTGGTAGCTGGACTACTAATGCAAATGATTCTACTACATTTTGTACATTTGACCATGATAATAAAACTATAAGAATTAGAAGTACTGATGGAACTCATGTACAAGCATTTTATACTCCAGATATTTTAAAATATGGTGTTATTTATAGATTTGAAGTTACTGTTAGTGAAATTACAACTGGAAGTTTAAGGGTGAGACCACAAAATGCTAGTGGCTATTCAGTTATAACAGAAGTAGGAACACACAGTTACCTTATTACTCCTTCAGCAAATGTTGATGGCAGTGGTAATTTAACTGATTTAGATTTTAGAATAGAAAGAAATAGTGGAGCAGCTGATTTTACTATTAGTGATGTTAAGATATACCCAATAAACGATAAACACAACGCAACAACTGTATTTTATGGTGACGATTTATTTGATGCTGGTGTCGGAGATTATGGAGATAGTACAGGTGGGTGGACTGCTGAAGGTAATAATTTAATAGCAAATGATAGTAGTGCTTTAAAAATTACTTTTGTAGATGCTGATGATGGAGCTAGATTAGATTTAAATGATGCAGAAGATTTAAAGGAAGATTTGGTATTAGGTAGAACTTATAGATTAAGATTTACGTATAAGATTAATCAAGTTTCAGGTGATAATGTAACTCTTCAAGTAAACCAAGGAGATAATACTTTTGCAACTACAGGAACTCTTAACCAAACAAGTTTTACAAGTCTTTCAAAAGATTTTACATGCGCAGGAACAGCTACGTCTGCAGAAATAAAATTTAATAATTTATCTTCAGGTGATATACTTCATGTAAAAGATTTTGATTTAAAAGAAATAGGTATAGCATCAGGCTGGACAGATGCAGACCAACAACTAGATATACCTCAAACAGCACTACAGTCTTATAATCAGTTAGGTTACAATCATATATATAATGCAGGAAATGCTCCTTTAACTACAGCGGCTTATACTCCTAACTTTGGGACAGATAATTTTTGTGTATCTTTTGCAATATTCCCTACAGATTTATCACAAGATATGAGATTTATGGCTATTCGTCAAGGTGGTGGAAGACTTATATTTCAATTAAAAGGTTCATCTAATAATGAAATGGCAATATATTTAGAAGATGCAGATAATAATACTTTAAGTGGGGCATATCAAATAGTTTCAAAGGCTAATGCAATAACAGAAGGAAAATGGCATCATATTTTACTTAGTATAAATAGGTCGGATGATACAGCTAAAATGTATATAAATGGAGTTTATCAAGAAATTGCTTACGATATTTCTGGTATTACTGGAAATATAAATGGAGGAGGAACTTTAGAATTTTATAGTTTTTCTGGTGATACTGATTGCTTTATTGGTGCAATAGATGAAATTGCATTTTGGAAAGGAACAGCATTTAGTGAAGCTACAATAGGAGAGTTATATAATGATGGAAAGGCTTTAGACCCAAGAAATCATAGCTTATCTTCTACTCTTATAAATTATTGGAAAAATGAAGGATTAGGTTTATGGCAAGATAAGATAGGAACTGCACATGTAGCTACAAATAGAATGACAGAAACAATGCTTATTACAGCAGGTGCAGACAGTTCAAGAGATTCACAAGGGTTTTTGATGAATAGGCAAAGAACTACTAATAGTGCTAATATTGCAGTATTAGCAAAACATGATGGAACAAATGATGAAGGTTCATATATCTATTTACCTGATAATCCTTTATACACTGGAAGTGCAGTAACTAATTATACTATATCATTTTGGGTAAAGTTTGCAGTCAATCCAACAGATTTAGACCATAATATGCATTTTATAGATACTCTTCAAAGTGATGCAAATAGAACTTTTAAAATTCATATAACATCTGGAGGAGTTATATATTTATATACTTACTACGGTAGTTCTGCAGGTAATGAATCAGTTTATTGTGATTATGGATTTCCTTCTAAGCTTGGTAATGCAATACAAATACCCCCTGTTAATACTAACGCTGGAATTGGAGAAGCTTTTGACGTAAATAATTGGTATCATTTAACATGGACTTTTGACCATGATAGAACTACAGGAAGTGGTACTGCAGATAATACAAATGCTACATCAGATGCAGATAGTAATTTTACACCTTATTTTTTTTACATTAATGGAATACAGGTTGCTGCAGAAGGAAGAGAAGGCGCTAATTCAGCAATGACTACAGCTCGTTCTATGCAATCTTCTAATACTCCTGTAATGATTGGAACAGCTATAGGTAGTTCAACAATTCCAGAAACAGGTTCTCAAAAAGATTTTAAAGGTCAAATAGATGATATATGTTTTTATTCAGATACATTGACAGATGAAGAAGTATTAAGAAATTATAACGCAGGTAAAAGGAGTCACAGATAATGGCACATTATGAAATGTATTTTTGTATACCTAGCAGTGCATTTAATAGTGCTGTAGGTGACAAAATAAAAGGGTTATACCCTATAGTAGAATCGGTAACAGAAAATGAAGATGGTACATTTACTAATAATTATAAATCAGCACCTACATGGACTGATATTATAATGAGTGGTAAGGTAGGGCCTCCTAGATATTCACACGATAAGTCTTACGTAATCATTAAAGGTGAATGGTCTATGAAAGATGGTGTACTTACAGAGCTTATGGAGCTAGGTTATGGATTAGATTATCCTAACTTTAGCGTATTAACTAAAACAGAAGCACAAACACTAGTAGCTAGTAGCACTTTTACAGGAGAGTAGTATGGATAAAACAATTGGGAGAACTAAAATATAATGGCTATATTTATATACTGTGAAGACTGTAAAAAAACAGTAAAACCAGGAAGTTGTAAACATAAAAAAAATTTTAATCAAACCTCTGGAGATATAGGTAAATATATAAACATGAGAAAAACTTGGAGTGGACAAACCAAAGTAGAGTTTACTACAACAACTATAGACCAAGATATAGCAGATAGGAATAGAAGATAGTGGCAACATTTAATGCACAATTACAAGACTTAGTAGGAGAAGCAATATCAACAGATACTGATGCTATGGACCAATTTTTAAGAGATGGCCTTAAACAACTGTATAATGTTTTACCTCCTGATAAGTTATTAGAATGTGTTACACATACAGAGCTTAACAATTCACCTTCTACACTTGCATTAAATACAAATACTATTGGTCCTATAATGGCTGTAACAAGAAAAGACTCAAAAGGTTTTAATCAAATATGTAGACAAGTGTCTCCTGTGTTGGCTTCTAGAGTTACAGATACAAATGACTTAATGCATGCAAAAGAAACAGACCCAGTATATTTTATTAAAAACTCTGTGCTTAATGTGTTTCCAGACCCTACTGCTAGTCAAACTGCAGAAGTATTATTTTTGCCACTTACACAAATAGCGCATGGTGATGAAGCTATAGCTAATTTATCTAATGATATGGAGTATATTGTAGTCTTATATGCTGCAATTAAAATGGCTGAATACTTACTTGCTTCAGAAGAAGATACAGAACTTTATATTCCTATGATTACAGCATTAAAACAAGATTATACGCAGGCTTTACAGATGATGGGCGTTGCAAGCGTTCAAGCTCCAAGACAAGCAGTTCCTGCTACTACTGATGGAGGTAGAGATGACCGTTAAAGAATTAATACAACAAATAGAATATACAATGGGAAGACAACCCGAACAGTATATGGTGCAACTTATAAATGACGCATTGATGGATATGTCAGGTAAAGTACAGCATTATACTACAGAAAAAATACAAAATTTAAATTCAAAACAAAGATGGTATAAATTAGATGACTCTGTTATAGATGTAACAAGAGTTGAAATTTTAGATAACAATGATAGATATGTGAGAATACCTATGTTGGCAGACTCGCATAGATTATTAAAAGATGATACAGACGAAACGTCTGATTCATTAAAATAGGAGTAAAAAATGCCAAGTACAGTAACACCCTCAACAATGACAGTTACAATATCTGAGTCAATAACACTAAATGGTAAAAACCAAGGTGGTACACAAACTTTATCAATTCCTTCTATAGCAACAGTATCAAGAAGAATTATTGATGTACCTGTATCTGAAGTTACTTTAATACAAATGGGAACAGCTGTTTCTAATGGACAATATATAGAAGATGATGTTTTATATATTCGTATTACTAATTTAGACGACACTAATCATGTTACTTTATTATTTAAAAATGAAGACAACAATGAATATGCTGTTAAATTAGATAAAGGTCAAACATTTATATACAATGGTGATTTGGCTGACGGTGTAGTAAATACTATGGACGCAGGAGCAAGCGCTTTAAGTGTTGGTTTAGCGGACTTAGTGAACATAACAGCTACTGCAAATACAGCTCCATGCGATTTAGAACTTTTTGTTGCATGTAAATAGGAGTATAAATGGCTACAGATAAAAGAAGTTATCCTAATAGTTATTTTGCATGGTATAATGACGATGAAAGATTAGCTTTAGTATGTAAAGTTATATCTAATGATGTTAGCGACACAACTGAAACTACAATAGATAAATATGATACATATTCTGGTAGTAGTGTTACAGGAGGTTTACGTATACATACTCATTCTAAGTATGGTAAAGTAGAAGAAGTAACAGATGATTTAAAGGCTAACTCTGGATTAGATACCTCATTACATTCTTCAATAATAGATTATGTAAAGTCTAGACTATTAGAAGATATGGGTGACCTGCAAAGAGCTGGTTACTATAGAAGTAAATATGAAAGAACTATTAAACAATACCCTCATAGAAAAAGTGGAGTAAGAGCTTTATCAGTTCCTAGAATGTAAGATGGATATACTACAAGTTATAGAACAGTTTGGAGTGCCAGTTGCAATGACAATGGCATTTGGTTTTTTTATATGGAAACAAAACAACTGGATTCAAGACGATTTAAAGAGAGATTTAGATGAGGCTAATGACAGGTTTGAAAGTATTGTTATCAAACTTATAGATTCTCAAAAACAAATGCAGTTAGAACAAAAAGATATTAAAGCAAGCTATAGAGCAATTGTAGAAATACTTGCTGCATTAAGCGGTAATGGTCTTAAAGAAAGATTTTTAAAAAACAGAGATTACGAGTAATCAAAGGAGAAATACTATGCCAATGGGTAAAGGAACATATGGAAGTAAAAAAGGTAGACCTAAAGCAAAAAAGAAGTCTATGAAAACTAAAAGAAAACCTATGAAAGCTAAAAGAAGGAGTTATTAATGTCAGGATTTGGTAAAATTGTTGCTGGATATATATTCAATGACGAAATGAAAGAAAAAATGATTAACAAAATGAATGAGAATGTAGACATTCCATTTATATCAGAAAAAACAGAAGCTAAAATATTAGATGCTATCTGGGATTCTGTTGAAGAAGTAGTTAAGGAAGCTTTAATAGAAGACTAGATGCCTAAACAAGTATACCATATAAAAGCTTTTGAAGGTGGTATCAACAAAAAGGCTGACCCAAGAGATATAGAAGACAATCAATTAGTAGAGGCTACTAATGTAGATGTTTCTAATGTAGGCAAAATAACAATGCCAGGCAATGGTAAGTCTGCTTTTGTTACAGTAAATGCAGAAAATGTTTTGGTTAGCCCTACTAACTCTGAAAGTAATCAACATCGATTCCACAATGAAACGCCCATAGCATCAGGACATGGGCTATTTTCATTTACGCATGATTATACTTTTGATAATACAAACTCTATTACAGAGCCAAGAAATTTAAATACAGAATTTATTTGTTTTAATGATGGCGCTGATATAGATGTGTGGACAGATATAGAAGGATTACAATATGGGCATTGGAAAGATTCTTTAATATCTTTAGGGACCGTACATAATACAGGTTCTGATGGAGCAAGTGAAGATATAGCAGACATAAAAGGTGTTAAGCCTATATACTATAAAGCAGATAATGGTTTAAGAGTTTGTGATGCTAATTTTGGTGAAAAACAAATAACAGCTTTAACTGCAGCAGCTATCACATCAGATTCTACTACGTCATTTAATGTAGACGCTGGACATGGGCTATCTGTAGGAGAATATATAAAAATAGACTCTGAGGTTATGAAAGTAACAGTTTCAAATGCTAGTTCTATAACTGTAGAAAGAGGGCGTTTTGGAACTAAAATAGAAAACCATCTTAATAACTCTAAAATATTTAAAATAAATGTACCTAAAGTATTTACTCACATTAAGCGTCCTATGCTCAAAAAAGCAGGAGCTAATACAGATATAAATAGATGGGTACAAGACATACAAGTTCCAGAAGCGCCTAAGTATGGAGCTTTAAATGTATTTAATACTAATATAATAAATCATGACGGTACAAATTTATTATCTAATACAATCTATCCTTCTGAGCCTGAAAATGTAAATTTAGGAATTTTAAAATCTAATATAGTAAACGCAACTACATTTTCTTTGGATGCTAATAATAACCCTATAACCTCTGTAACAACTTCTACAGAAACGCAACTAATATTAACTTTGACAAAATATTTAACAAACCCTAATGACCCTATAGATATTAATCAACATGAATTTGCTGTAGGTAAATTTTTATCTATATCTGGTGCTGGAAAAACAACAGCTTCTGGTACTGCTTTAAATGGAGTTTTTGAAATTGTAGGGTTTGGTTCTGGTTTAGGAGAGGTAAAAATAATTGGAGATTTAGATTTAGTTGGCTATCAAGGGGATGGAAATGAGCAGATTATATTAGAAGATGAAATTATGGATGATAATCTTAAAAATAAATATATTTTTGGAATGTCTTATTTATATGATGGTGGCGGTAGCGAAATGCAAGAGTCTGACGTTACTACTGCTATATCAAATGGAAGTTTAATTTTTTCTGCAAATTTTAATTCTAGTTGGAAAACAGCTCCATCTGATTGGGCAAGCAACGCTTCTTTAGACACATCAAATACTAACAGTTATGACAAATCTAGCAATAATGATGATTGGGTTTTAAGCACTGCAAATGGTCAATTTTTATTTTATGATAACTCTAATGTTAGCGTAACACACTCTAACACTACTTATCAAGTAGATTTTACAATATTACATAGAAACACTGCTGGAGTAACTTTAAAAGCTTATGTTGGACTTGGTCCAGATTCAAATGCTGCTGCAAAGTCTAACCCTACTGCAGAAGGGTTTGTTCCTATTAGTGTAACATTAGCGGGTGCTGATGATGAAGGAACATATGTTAATATTTCTGGAATTGCAACCACAGGAAACACTGCAGGTAATGTAGATGAAAATGTAGGACTTGCAATACAAATTACAGGTGCGCATGATGGTTCTGATGAAGAGGTGTATATTTTGTCTGGTGAAAATTCTGGTCCACTTATTTCTGTTCGAAACACCACTACTACTATAATGTCTAAAGATAATGCTGTTGATTTTAGGACTGTTCAAGACATAGCAAAATCTTCTATAGCTTTTTTATGTAATAATTCTAGGACAGGAATTTTTAATTCTACAACACCAAATAATAGTTGGAATGAACGTATAGAAGGATTTAGAATATATATGAAACAAGTTGACACTATAGGGGATGGTTTGGCAGATGAATGGTTAATGTTGTATGATGTAGACTTAAAAGAAGGTACATACGTAATGCATGCTAAAGATAGTGATGTAGAAAAGTTGAGATTAAGTAATGTAGATGGAGATGAGTGGGGAGCAACCGAAACGACTGATTTAAGAGCTATTGTAACTGGAAATTTCTTTGGAGACTCTATTAAAAATTTACCACTTATTACGTATGAAGCAAACAATGGGTACGAAGCAGGCACAAATTTAGCTGCTAGATATAAAACAACAGCAACTGTAGATAGAAAAGTATATATAGGTAATTTAAAAATTGGTGACAAAACATTTCCAGATAGAATGTTAAGGTCAGATACAGATAAGTTTGACACATTTCCAGATGATGGTACACACTTTATTGATGTAGCTACGTCTGACGGTGAAAGTATTGTAGCATTAGAATCTGTAGGAGATAAGCTAATACAGTACAAAGAAAAAACTGCATATGTTATTAAGGTAACATCTGAAGGTGAAGAACTTGTATCTACATTTTCTGGTGCAGGCGTAAAAAATCCATGTCAAATAGCTAAATCTAGCGATGGTATATACTGGGTAAACTCTAACGGTATATATTATTATGATGGTGAAAATTTAAGCAACGTAAGTAAAGATAGATTTAATATAAATAACTGGATAACAAATGAAGAGTTTAAAAAGCCTGTAATTGTAGGTTATGATAAATACTCTAATAAAATTATTATATTAACAAGTAATGTTTCAGGAGCAACATCTAGTGGATATATATATGATATTGCAAACGCTTCAATTACACAACACAATAATCTATTTAATTGGTATTCTATAGCAAGCCCATCTGATGTAATAATTGGCAATACAGAAAGCGAAATATAATGGCAAGTAACGAAGAGTCAAGCAAACCTTTTAATTTATTAAGATTAGACATTCCTGTGTTAGACGCATTTAAAAGACCTTATACTGGAGCAGATGCTGCGTCAACCATTCCTGGGCAACCGTTTACATTAAATAATTCAGGTGTTAATGCGCATTTACCTGAAGAACCTAGTAATATATTTAGAAGTAATATGATAATGGCTAGTAATGGTGGACTTATAATGTTAACACAAACAGACCAACCTTTAAGTCATGGAAATATAACAGTTTGGGATGATTCTGCTAGAGATTTATGGAATCATACAAAGGCTGCAGAAAAATTTAAACTAAGAACAAAAGATTTTGATTTAACAAGAACATCTACTACAACAAGTACTTACTCTGGTCCTAGTAGAAGAAAAAAGATTTATAAAATATATGTAACATTTAAGTGTCAAAGTTATGTATCAGGTATTAAAGTAAACTACGCAACTAATGGTTCTAATAATTTTACAGGAACATTTCAAGATACCACATATTACAGTAACGCAAAAGGTTTTGATGCATATAACTCTGGAACAAGTACAAATGAATGGATAACAGTAGGGCTAAAGCCAACGTCTAGTATTAATAATGTATTTTCAATAGCATTACAGTTTAGTTATGCTAATGCAGGTCAAGTTGAAAAAGTTGTTACCCAAGCAACATCTACAACTGTAGCTTTATCTTCAAACGCTTCAAGTACAAATGATTATTACAATGGTATGCCTATATTTTTTTATAGTGGCCCTGGACAAGGACAAATAAGAAAAGTTATTGACTATGCAGGAGGAACAAGAGTTGCTACATTAAACTCTGCTTTTACTACAGATGTAACATCTTCAACTGCATATGATATAGGCTACATACATTCATCATTCCAAATAAACGATATAAGTATAGTATACAGAGAAAAAAGTATTAAGTAATGGCTATTAAACAATCAAGAGGAATAACTTTAGGTAAAGGTACTCCACAACGTCTTGAAGGCCAAAATGGAGACATAACAATACGCTCATCTAGAAAAGGGCTAAAGTTATACGTAAAAGAATCTAACAAGTGGCATAGTGTAGACCTTGGTATAAATTTAAGACAAATAGTATCTACTGTTAGAAAATTAGAAGACGAAGTTAAAAAGCTGTCTACTAAAACAAACAACACTCCTGTTGTAGATAAATTACTTTTAAGACAATCAGGTGGAACGTCAGCAGTTGGCATACAAAATAAGTCAGGACTTGTAGCATTTAGAAATTCTACTGACACTTCAGACGCTATTGTTTTAAATCCAAAAATAAAAGGTAGCGCTGACGGTTCTGATAGCAACCCTGTTATTGATACACAAACATCTAATACAGTTAAATTAGCATATAATGATGCTACTTCTAATTTTGTTGTAAGATTAATACATGCTGCGTCTGGCAGTATTCAAAGTATGTTAAGTTTTTTTAATGGGGCGTCTGCTAAATGGTCAATTGGATATTCGGGAGATGAACAAGATGTTTTAAAAATATCTGCTGCAGCAAATTTAGATTCACCTATTTTTGAATTTGCTAGCACAGGTGATTTAACATTAAAAGCTCCAAATGACAGTTCAGCAAAAATACTTTTACAATCAGATAATAGTGATGACGCTGGAGATGATTGGACAATTACAGCTAACACAAATCAAAGATTAACAATTGGTAATGATATAGCTTCAGCAGGAACACCAGCATCTTTTTTAACTATAGTTCCACATGCTACAGCATCTTCATCAAGCGTTTCTGTGCCTGGAAGTTTTTCTGCCACGACTCTTGATGTTGATGGTATAGCTAAATATAAACATACTACATTTAATACAGCAGGGCCTACAGATGGTATTGATGTATCAGATACTACAGTATTAGAAGTAGATACTTCAAGTAATAATGTAACTATAGGTGGGTTTAGTGGTGGTGTACAAGGGCAAATACTACATATAGTAAAAACAGATACTGCTAATTTTATACAATTAGAACATAATGAAACACCAGCAGCAGGTTCGCATCAAAAAATTTATTTAACGTCAGGCGCTGATGAAAGAGTTGTAGGTTATGGTGGCTATACATTGTATTGTAACGGTGCTTCTTGGTTTTCACTGAGCAACCCAACAGGAGCAGCTGATGCTGGATAATAAAACACTAGGATTATTAGAAAATATTTATTATGAATATTTAATATATTTTTATAAATTACACACAGAACTGTAAGGAGAATAATGGCACAACCATTTGCATTAGAAAATTTAGCATCAAAAGTAGGATTGGCTCAAAAAAGAGCGCAACAAGATTATTTAGATGCAAGAGCTAGAGAGGCCACTGATTTACTTGAAAAAGAATTAGAAAAAATGCAAAAAAAAGCGTCAAAAAGAACTGGTTTTTTTGATAAAACTTTTGGTGACTTTGGTGGATTAGTTAAAACAGGAATTGGAATGATTAATCCTGTAGCTGGATTAATAGCTGGAGGTTTAGACACTGCTACTTCTCAAAAAGACTTAAAAAAAATGATTAAAGATGCAGGTAAAGATGTTAACATACCCGCAAGATTTAAAGGAACATTTTTAGAAGACTATCTTACAGGTGGTATGATGCAAGGTCAGGCTGAATTAAAACGAAACTTGCAAGGCAGAAAGCAAGCTGATTTAATCACTAACTTAGTATCTATGGTACCAACTGCTGTATCTGCTGCAAAAACTTTACCTCTTACAAAAACTACTAGTAAAATGGTTGGTGCGGGAGCAGGAGAAACTATTATGGACCAAGGCGGTTTATCAAGTATTGAACAGCAAGTTATGAAAAATGTAACCAGTCCAACTAAATTAGGAAGAGCGGTGTCTGCTGTAGAGTCAACTGCAGTACCATTTACATCAGGATTATTAAATATAGGTAATTTAACAACACCATTAGTTGAAGGTGGTAAAATGGCCACAGCATTATCTACACCAGGAATGTATGCTCCAATATTGCAAAATTTATTACAAGATTATTTATTAGGTTCACCAGAAGAACCAGTTATGACAAGAGCGCAAGCTCCTAAAGTATATTAAGGATTTATATGAGCGTATTAGATTATTTGTTACCAAAATCATTTATGTCAGATGTACAAACTACATTTAGACCTAAAACTTTTGAATATGAAGGTTTTTTTAAAGATGTAGATGATTCAGTTTTTGATGCTTATTCAAATTTAATAGACCAAGGATATTCTGTTGATAGCAGTTTTGCTAAAAAACTTTCTGAAGGTTTATTTGAAAGAATGGCTGGCGGTTTTATTAGGGAAAGAGATGAATTTGGTAATATTTTACGTGCATATACTCCTGAACAATTTGAAAGTGAATTTTTATCAACAGATTCAGAAGGAGTAAAAAAATATTCTGCTCCTAATATATTTGGAGGACAATCATTAGCAGAAGGTTTTGAAAGGGCTGGTGTTTATGACTTTGACCCTGCAATGGCTAAACCAATGGAACTATCAACTCTTAGAGCGTTAGACCCTGGAAGTTATGCTAAAGAAACTTCTATGAAAAGAGGTACATTAGCAGACTCTCTTGCTAGACAAAGAGCAAAAGCTTCACAAATAGGTGGTGGTTTTGCAGGTTATGGTAGTAGAAATGTAGCAGAAGATTTAGCAGAGCAACAATTTGTAGAAGGTTCGCAAGCCATTATAGAAGATGTAAATAAACAAAGAGCAAATGCATTACAGCAACTATATTCTGAACTAGAAGACTATGGTTCAATTATAGAACCAATGAATATGTAGGAAATTATATGGCTAAAATATTACCCGCAGGAGCAAATGTAAATTTAAACTTAGGTGACGACCCAATGGATAGGCTAGTTCAGACTGTTGATTTAGCTTTGAAAGTAGGCGGGGCTTTTCAACAAGCTCAAGATAGAAGAGAACTAAGAAAAAATAACAGCGTTCAAGAACTAAATGAACTTATAGATTTAAGACAAAAAGCTGGCCCATATATCAATGATGACATCCAACAAGAGTTAGACATAAAAACTCAACAAGTATTTGAAGACTTAGATACTTATGATGACCCTTTGTTAAATATTAGAAAAAATATGGCTCAGCAAGTGTTTCAAAATCAAGATTTTCAAGCCTCTCAATTTAAAGATTCGTACAACACTTATGAATTAACTTTTAAAAATAATCCTATATTTAATGTTAATAACTATAAAGACCCTGAATTTTTAAAAAAATATAAAGATATGGGTTCAGAAGAGCTTAATAAATTAATGATTGAATTTGATAACCATAAAGCTAAATTAGTTAATATTGATGAAGAAGGTAATTACATGCCTAAAATAATGAATTACAAAAACTCAGCTAGTTTAGCAAATGACTTTAACAATATGGATAATATATTATTGTCATTTAGAGACGCTTTATCTGAAGATGATACTGTATCAGACATGGAATTTATGTATATGTCTAGAGGTTTAAGTAGAGAAGAAATGAAAGTTTTAAGAGAAGATATAACAAAATTAAGCAAAGAAAAAATTAAATCTTTTACAACTAAAGCAGACAAAGCAAACCAAATGATTTTAAGTTTAGAGCAAAAAAAAGATATAAAAGCAATGGATGTTCTTGAAGATATGAAAAAAGAAAGAGCAACAGATGTTATTGTTGACCAATTACGAAAAGCAATAGCGGGGACTCCTTATGAAAATTACACTATATCAGAATTAGAAAGCTCATTAGAACTTCAATTTGAGCCTACTTTAGCTAACATTTTAGACAAATTTAAACAATACAAAACAAATCTTGAATTAGAAAAAAATAAAAACATAGCTAATATGCAGAAAGAAATTAAAAGATTTAACTGGTGGAGTCCTTTTAATTATTCTGCTCAAAACAAAGAAACGCTTGACAATAAAAATTTATTGGAAGACTAAATAATGTCTTATATAGATAAGCAAAAGCTATTAAATAGTTATAAACAACAATTTAGCGAAACTGCTAATTTTTTTAATACAGATGACGAACTGTATAATTATATTTATAAAAACCACGACCCCGAACAATTAACTGGAATTTCAGGCGCACAGTTTAGGCCTCCAGAATATTATCTAGACACAAATCAAGAACAAGTAGACAAATTAGTATTTTTAAATAAGTCTAAAAATGATAACAAAAAAGAAGTAATTACTCCCAATCCAGACACTTGGAACTTAAATGCTGCAGGACAGTTAGGTAACATGTTTAATTGGAACTATTTGAAGTATGCAGCAACTCAAGGTAGCACAGACTTAATGAGAACTACTATTACTGGCAAGTCTGGATATGTATTAAAAAATGATAAAGGAGAAGTTATATCTCCTGAAGAGTATGCCAAAGATTTAAATATGTTACAACAAACTGGAGCCTGGTTATTAGGTCAAGCAAATCCTGTAGATTTAGGTCTATGGTTTGGTACAGCTGGTGTTGGTAAAGCTTTATGGGCAGGAGGAAGTAAACTTACAGGTGTAGCCGCAAGGTCAAAGTGGGGTCAATATTTAATAAAAAATGTTTCTGATAAATTTGCAAAACAAGGCAATGCTTACTCTAAATATTTTGGAGAATATTTAAAAGGCTCTGGACAATCTATTGTAGAAGGAGCAGGTACAGTTGGAAGTTTTATGGTAGCTCAAGGTGCTATACAAAGTTCTGTTAATCAAAGAAAATCTAAAATAGACCCAATTACAGGCGATTATATTGGAGATATAGATGCTGGTGAAGTATTTTATGATGCTGCTAGTTCAGGCTTTACAGGAACAATTATTGGTTCTGGTGCAGGACTTACATCTGTTGCTATAGCAAACTCTATGTCAAAGGTAGCAAATAAATTAACAAGCTCTAATTCTAAATACGCTCAAAAAGTTGCTGATGTTATAAAAAATAATAAAAGATTAGTTGAAACAGGAGTATCTATTCCTGTTGAAGGTGCAATTTTAGGTAATGCTCCATACTTAATTGATGGGGTGCCAAGAAAAGAAGATGGTAGCGTAGACTGGCCTCAAATAAGAAAAGATTATTATCATGGTGTATTAACAGATGTTGGTGTGCGAACAAGCCTTAATTTGGTAGGTAAATTTAATAATTACATACAACCTATGTATAAGGCTGAAAAATTTAATTTTACATCTAAAGTAGATGATTTTGAAAATCAACAAAAATTAATACAAGATACAAGAAATTCATTAAATGATATTTTAAAACCAGCTGAAGTTGATGAGTTTATTAAAAATTTAACTGAAGTAGAAAAAGTAAAAGCCCAAGGAAGCAAATTAACGCAGCCTGAGTTAGAACTTTTAGAAGGGTTTAATACAAATTATCCTAAAATTAAAAAGGTTCAAGAAAAATTAGAAAAAACTAATTATGATTTTGATGCACTATCAGGAGATGAACAAGATTTAATTATGGCATCACATTCTGCATTGCCAGTATACTCTCAAATATTAACTGAAAGATTAAGCAAAACAAGCAATTTTACTTATTTAAAATATGTTGCTGACGAGTACAATACAAACTTAAAATCAAAAGACGACCCAAAATGGAAAGATATAAGTCGTGAGGAAAAAGATAAATTTATAAAAAGTGGGCAAGTGCAACTAAAAAGTTTATTAAAAGAAGTTGACAACCATATCAACACAATTAATAATAATGTAATAAATCCTCGTTCAATAAAAAAACAAACTATTGATAAACTAAAGACTGATGTTACTAATTTATTTAAAGAGCTTAAAGGTCCTAAAAAAACAAAAGCAAAACAAGTTGTAAAAGATATATCTGAAATTGAAACTTTAAAAGAAACAGATTTAAGCTCATTAAAAGTTAAGCTTGAAGATATAAAAGCAGAACTTCCAATTAAAAAGCAAATATCTATTTTAAAAGATGAGCTTTTAACTAACATGCCTGCTGTTTATTCTCGGTCTCCACAAAGATGGCAAGCTTTAGTTAGAAGTAAAAAAAGTGTTGAGTCTCTTAAACAATTAAGAGATATTGCTATGAAACAAAAGAAACAAGAAGCAGACCCTACAAACATAGAATATAAATCTAATATACAGGATTATGGAAAAAAAGATTTTGTTTTAAATGTACCAACAAAAGGCGGCAAGACTCAGCAAAAAGTTAAAGGAACTGGAAAAACAATAGATGAGCTAGTAAATGAAGCAAATGTCAGTGCTGTAAAAAAGGCAGAATTAAAACTTGGTTTTGATAAGTATGTTAAAGTATCAAAAGCTGAAAACAAACCATCATCTTACGTTAAGATAGTAGAATTTTTTGAATATTTAGAAAAAAATAAAATAGAAGCTAGAGACTTAGAAGACCCTACAGTATTTGAAAGGTTTTCTTCAGAAAATAAATTAGTAGGAAATCAAAAGAAAAATTATCAAACAGCTTTAAGTAAATTTTTTGGAGGTAAAGGTGTACAAACGTCTGGTTTTATAGATAAATATGGCAAAAGAGGTTCTAAACCTATTACCACTAAACAAGATGTAGTAAGAAAGTTTGGTGAAAAAGATGCTATTCTTATTACATCTAAAGGAGCAGAAAAACTTTTAAATTTAAAATACAAAGACAATAGAAGTGTTGGTGGTAAAACAATAGAAGCTGCTACAGAACTATTTTACAAGTTTGGAAGAAGAGGGCAAGAACTTCTTAGAGAAACTTATGCTAAAAACATAGATGAAAAATCTGGTACAGTACAATTATGGTCTGGTAAAAACAAAACTTATGATAGCTATCCATTAAAACAAATGGACCCACAACTATTTAATAAATTAGTTGCTCTTAAAAAAGGAAAGAATCCAGACGATTTATTATTTACAACAAAAAATAATACCTCAATTAGTAATGATAAATTTAATTTAATACTTAGAGATTTAACTTCTAAAAATAAGGTAGAAATAAATCAAGCAGGTAAATATGCTAACATATCAAAAACAGAAGCGTATAAAGTTTTTGGAGTTTCAGATTTTAGAAAAATAATAGCTACTGATTCAAAATATTTTGATATGAGAGATTTTGCTATAAAGCTTGAAGGTAGAACAGAATCTGTAGCTGCAGGGTATGTTCAAAAATCATTTGTTGCTGATTATCAAAAATTTATAAAAGAAAGAGCAAAACTTAATCAAACAGAATTACGTAAAGTTCCAGAAGAAAGAATGACAATACCTAAAGGGGAGCCTGTAAGTCCTCCTGCAACTGCTGCTGAGCGTGAAAGGTTTAAAAAGTGGGCATCTAAAAATTATCCTGAACTTAAAACAGAGCTAGATAAAAGTGTTTTAATAGGTGATAAAGGTGAGTATTTACCAGACAGAGTATTGGAGCAAGTGTTTGGAACTATTGTAAAAGTAAGAAAAAACGCTCCTATAGTTGCAGCGTTTCATGGCAACATACATCCTATTATAAAAACATTAAGAGCTATATCTAAAGCTAATCCAAATAAAAAATTAGGTAAATCAGCCGCAGGCTTAATGCGTGAACTTGAACGTAGAATAACTAAGACAGACAATTTTAAAACTTGGTATAAAAAATATATTACAGAAGATAAAATGAAGCCTGCTGAAGCAAAAGATAGAGCTATAGAGGAAGCTTCAGTATTAGAGTTAGACGAAATAGTTGCAGGTAAATCTGTTAAAAAATCTTTGTATCAAAAAATAGCAGACTGGTTAAAACGTGCATACTTAAACTTTAAATCATATTTTACAAAAGCTAGTAAACTTTCAGATGAAAACTTAACAGAATTGTTAGGTGAAAAAATTTATAATAGAAACTTAAAAGAAATACCATTTATATCTTTTACAAAAGAAACAGCTGGAAGAATGGAATTTATGACAGCTAAAAAAGGTGAAATAGATATTATAAGAGATATTGCAAGAGGTGAGTTATCTGATTACGCAAGCAAACACAAGCTTACATCTTCTGAAGATAAACAAAATTTAATTAAAAGAGCTTCTATAGATGCAGGCCTTATTGATTTTAATATCGAAACTTCTAGTTCTGAAGACTTAAAAAAGTTTATTGATATATTTAAAACCAACAAGTACCAAGCTGTACAGGGAAGTAAATCTTCAGTTAAATCTATATTATTTGATAAGTTTGATGTATTAGATAAAATAAAACAATACAAAACTAAAACAAATTTAACTGACAAAGATATGTCTGACTATTTTAAAACTAAAGGTGTTAAAGATGGTGATATTAAAAACGCATCTTTACAAGATTTAAAAGATTGGAAAAATATACTTTATTATAGAATGGAAGAGTCTTCTTTTAAGCAGTATTTAGATACAGAATTTTCTTCTTTAACAGACACTAAAGCAAAACAATTAAAAATTGAAAACACTGCTTTTAATAAGATGAAAGTATTTTTTAATCAAAACACATTAGGTGCAGCTAGATTTGCTAAATCAATTGGTTTAGAGTCTTTATCAAAATGGCACAACTCTCACATGTCTGCTGAACAAACTCATGTTGGCCCGCTAACTGGTTTTATACAAAGAAGCAAAGAAGTTAAATCATTTAAAGATGTAACTCCAGTGTTTGGTTTGTTAGAATCAAGAGATGGTGACGGTAGTTTTATAAGATTAAATGATAAGACAACACTAAAAGAAGATAAAAACAAAGCATTAAGATTTATTCAAAAAGCTTTTTATGTAAAAGAAAAATACAATAAAAAGAAAAAAATAAATGAATATTTTAATGAGGGAATACAATGGAATCCTAATACAAAAGAGGGTACTCCAGAAGGTAAGTTAATGTACTTCTTTAAAAACAATGTCATGAAATATATGGAAAATCAATTCTATGAAATAACAAAACTTAGATTTCCTGCAAAAGGTGCCAGAGAAGAGTTTATGAAAGACAATGGTATAGAGTTTTTAAATCAAACTGATGTAGGTTTTTATATCCCAATGCGTTTTACAAAAGAATTTGGTGACACTTATGATATTAATTTTATTGCAAAAATAGGGCAGGTAAAAGAAGTTGGTAGAAAATATGCAATAAAAAGAGCAGAGAAAAAATATGGCGATAAATTTAAAAATGCTGATGCTATAAAACAGGCAGAAATGATTGACGAGTTTATTGAACTAGGGATAGGGTATGCAAAATCAAAGCTATTAACTGAAGTTGAACATGGTTCTGGAAAAACTACATTAAAAAATTTAATATCTAGAAATGAATTTTCTTACCCTCAAAATGTTATAAATAAAGATAAAAGTGTTGTAAGAGTTATAGAAAATAATTTTGATGGCGTTGTTACTCCTTTTGTAAATGGTTTCTCAAAAGAGCTTGCTAATTTTGAATTTGCTCCTTTTGCTGTAGGTCTTAAAGGTTACGGTTATAATGGAGACCTTGATGCAATGTTTGATGATGCGTTTCGTGTATTTGAAATTAAAAATGTTCCAAGACGTAAAGAGATTACAGGAATCATAAAACAAGGTATACTTGAAAGGATTGGTGTTAAAAAAGGTAAAGAATCTTCACCTTTGGCTATTGCTGAAAATTTTGGAAGAGAATACACTTCTACATTAATGCGTACACAATTAGGTGGTCCAATACCAATGGCTGGAATTAACAATTTATTATATCAAGCTCCCAATATGCTTCTTGCATTTAGAGCAAGAGATGTTGCAATAAACTTTTTTAGGGCAATGAAATTTGAAAACAGGTTAGCAGCTCAAGATGCAGGAGCCACTTCTTCAATAGGGCTTATGTCATGGAAACCTAAAAATATTGCTTTACAAAATGCAACAGAGTGGATATTTAACTCTGGGGGTCAACCACTAACAGAAAATTTTAATAGAACTTGGGCTATGCTTACCGTAATGGAAGAATTTAGCAGGTTGGTAGAAGATGTTAGAACTTTTCCATCTAATCATAAAAGATATAATCTTGCAGAAAATAGATTAAAAGATTTTTATAAATTAACAGATATTGGGTTTGCTACGTTAAAAGAGTTAGGGCTTGAGCCAGACCTAACAAAACTTTCAGAACTAGACGCTATACAAGTTAAAAGGACTGTTGAAGGAGCGTATAATCAAGCTAAATTACAAGGGAACATTTTAACAGCAGGAACTACTGCAGATTCGGCAATGCCTTATTGGAGTAACCATGGACTAATGAAGCCTCTTTTGATGTATAAAAGAATAGCATACAATACTACTTTAAATATTGCGGAGATGTTAAAATATAGTAGGAAAAACAAACATTGGATGAGAATATTTTTATATGTTGCTGGAGCATTTGGAGCTGGAAAACTTAAATTAGAATTAGCTAGCTTTTTGTACAACCAAACATACCCTAAAATAGAAAACGTAGATTGGTGGACATCATTTATTAACACGTTATGGTATGCTGGTTTTGGTGGTGGTATATCTGATATTTTTGGTCCATACAGGCAAAGCTCTTTATCTATAGCAGAAAACCCAATTACAGATTCTGCTTTACTAGATAATTTAAGCAAACTTGGGGCTTTACTTATGACCTCTAGCCAAGCAGGCGCAAAAGAGTTGGATATAGACGCTATCAAAAAAATGATGGGCGAACAAAAAGTTTCTTTGAATACAGCTATGGATGATTTTTTGAAAAGTACTTTTGCTGGATATAGGAATGGTATGAAAATTTATGACAATATTACCAATCCATATAAAACAAATTCAAAAAGAATTAAAACTTGGGCTAAAGACTGGGAAGGAAAACATGGCAAGGGGCAATGGTTAGACATAGATGACCCTAAAGAAGATTATATGTATTTTAAAGATACAAAAAAAATA